CGAAGGTTTTATGTATTTTGCTGTAAAAAATGATCTTCCTTATGAAAACAGATATTTTTATCTTGACAGCATAAAAACTCTAAACAGTGAGGAAAGATCAATAAAAATAGAGGCTGGTGGAGTAATAGGTAAGAATTTCCGTTGCAGGAATATTGGAGCAACATTAACTGAACATCCGGCACCGGGGTCAGCTAATCACCCTTATGTTGATCTGATGTTTATTGATGCTTGGGGAGACAACATTTCTTCGAGTAACCTAGGGCTTCAAATAAGATCAAGTAACGTTACTTATGAGTGGTGCTGGTTGAAAGACTTTGGCAACGCATTAGTCGCATATATACATATCGCAAATGATGGCAGGGGAGGGGTATATGAGGTTAAAGAAGGCGGTTTCAGGAACATAGTAATTGAAGGATCTAAAGAGGCAGCTTCCTATTTTGGTAGGCAGGGAGGAACCACGGATGTTGCCACGGGAATTTATTTCGACAGGATAAATGTACTTTCAGGTAAGGGGTTTCAGGTAAACCAAGGGGCAGTTAATACGCTTTTCAAATACTGCCAAGCACGGGATACGGATGCCGACGGCTTTCGAGTTTTTGAAGGGACTGGTTCAGGGACAAAGTTACACAACTGTACCGCTTTTGACAACGCATCAAACGATATTGAATTGTCCCGTACAGGGGTTGAAATCACAAATACAAATTACGGAACTCTATCAGGTACCGCAGTTGAGACTACCAATTCAAACTCAGAAGATCCACTTGTTTTAGATGGTGCTGGTACCGATTTGGGGTACTTGTACGATTTAGTTGGAGGTGATGTTGCGAACCCTCCTTCAATCGGTGTTTACGAATTTTCAGCAGTAACAGTAATCTACTCCGTTTCAGTAACAGCATCAAATGGAAATGTTTCCGGTGCAGGTGACTATAACGAAAATGAGGAAGTTACAGTTACATTGATAGCGGTTGCTAACTCAGGGTATGTTTTTTCTCATTGGGAAGAAGCCGGGAACCCAGACGTAACAACCAACCCTCTTGTTTTTGCAATTACAGAAGACAGAACATTCATTGCTGTATTTATATCTATTCCATTATCCCCATCTGGAAAATGGAGGTATAAATTGCTTGTTCCAGCATCAAGGTAAAAGTCTATGATTTAATTAGTATATTTACAGTACAAAATCAATGTAAGGGATAAATTAATATTTACAGTGGGAGATCTTGTTTTGTTAGAGTATCAAAATTTAATAAATCCAGAAAGTATATCTATAATTAGCATACTTCTTTCTGTTATATATTTTCTAGTAAAAGAAAGGGATGCCGCAAAGGTAGATTTAAAAATAAGAATTGATGATATTACAGATCATTACGAAGGTGATAATGCAGCCATACAGAAAAGGGTTGACGATTATGTGTTAGAAATAGCAAAACTTCATGAAGACAAATATAAGGTAACACGTGAGATTATACCTTTATTAATTAAACTAATAGATAAATTAAACGAAGATGATAAATCTTAGTATTGAAAGTAATATTATTATGGATAGGGTTGAAAAAAACCTACTGGAAGCTGTTATAGATATATTAGTTGGTAAAATAAAAAACTATCCATTTAAAAAACTAACTAAAAATAAAAATAGCCCTATAATTATTCCATTTGCGGAGATAGAAAACAGTTTTATAATCTTTTACCCACCAAACTCAGACCATTATGTAGAAAAATGGGACGGGAAGAGTAAGTCCTGCCGGATACTATCTGGTACGATCTATGAGTCTATAAATAAAATGGTATATGAGGAGGGTGACGAAATAGATTTATTGCCCGGGAAAAAATATGATCCATACACGTTAACTGAGATGTGTATTGCATTTGTAAAAATATCATGATGTTACTAGAGGACGCACATAACTTAATCAGAAAGACAATAAGAAAATCACAAGGGTCTTATGTATCACCTGAAGATATTGACTTAAACCTAAATAGGTCACTCAATGATTATGTCAATTTTTTATTAAGACCAAATGGGAATACGAATAACCAGCCATTGACAAGATACATTTCAGAACAGCCATACACCTCTTCTTCAACTAATAGGTTTCCTTTGCCTGATAACTTTTTAAAAGAGATAAATATTTACTCTTCGGCAGACGGGACTACTTATGAAGGGGATATTCTTAAAGAACAAGAGTTTACTGACAGAAAAAATAGTTATATTACATCAGCAGACACGGTACATCCAATTGCTAGATTACTAGGTACTACTGAAACCGCATTAAATGGAGTAATAGAAATACTCCCATCTCAGGGAAACTTTGTATTAAGCTATTATAGAACCATTATTAATTGCGTTTATGCTTATGATTCCCCTGATAACAGATCAATAGTGTTTAATGAGGATGATTCAGTTGATATTGATTGCAATAGTGGAGTACTTAGTGAGATAGTGTCAAGAGCATTAACGTATTTTGGGATATCTTTAGAAGCTCAAAATTTACTTTCAGAAGAAGTTGTAAAAAATGGTAACTCTTAACATACTAACAGAGCAAATAAACAGACTCTATTCAAGGTACTTGGATAAAGATAATAGAAAACTTGACAACAGGGAGGTAAAACTTCATGCTTCTCAGGTTATTAATACTTTATTCAAAATTGAGGCAGTTAATAAATTTGATCCTGAAAATGCTATTGGAACATACGACTTTGACCGTCAAGAAGATATAGAGACATTCTATGTTCAATTGACAGTATCACCAATATTATTACCAAAAAATCAGGGCGTTCATAGAGTATATAAAAAGGGATGTCCTTGGGAACCGTACGTCCCAATTAGGAGTGGAGACTTTGATATCATTCAAGGAACGGCAACTGAGTATATCGAAGGACATGTAGGGTATTATATGGATGGAATGAAAATTAGATTCACTAAGCAAGTACCTGAACAAATTAGTGTAAAACTAATTGTTAATGATCCTAGTAAAATAGGTGACGATGAACCATTACCTGTTCCTAGAGATATGGAATCAAGAGTAATTGAAGGGGTATTCCAATTACTAGGGATGGGAAAAATATCACAAGCTGAATTAAATTCTAAAAACGAGAGGGTAATAAGTAATGAGCGAGAGAGATAAAATAATTGATAATCTGCTATTGAATGGTCACTTGAGTTTATCTGAGGCAGATTTACTTGATGATTCCGGTTCTTATTTCTTTACGATAATATCAGATAAATTGCCTAAATATCACTACACAATATCATGACAGATATAGGATCAAGCACCAATAACTTACTAACAGTAGACTCATTAATTAGAACATACATTCATGAGAGAGGAATGGTATGGCATGATTATTTGAGGGTATTATCAGTAGCATTGTCTGGTGTTCGTGACCTATCAAAAGACATTAACATTGGTTCCAATTACAAAGCTAAAGAAATTGATGTTGATGATTCAAATGCAGCATATCTCCCAACAGATTGTATCAAAGTGAATAAAGTCTGTATAGAAGCAGGAGATAAGATCCTACCAATGGCAAATATTAACAATATGAACCCATTACAGAAGTTTGTAAATGGTGAACCAGTTAAAAGGGGTGTCAGAGAAAGGCTTTTTTACCAAGATTTTAACTACTACTTTAACTCAAACTTAACAAATAGGGCAGAGAACTTAGGCAGAGAATTTGGTACACCATCAAGCCAGCCTTACGGGTATCAGATTTTTGGGAATAGGATTCAATTAGACTCAAGACTAAACCTTAGTTGTATACTAGTTATTTACAACACGACAGGAACCAATATATCTGACATTAATATGATCCACCCTTGGGCTGAAGAACCTTTAAAGTTGTGGATTGACTGGAAATTCCCTGATATTAATAGAGGTATTTACGAGAAAAGGACAGGAAGAAAAGATTATTATGACTCTAAGGCTGCTTTATATGGAGCAATTCACGGGCTTAGTTACGAGGATTACATGAAAATAGTAAGAGACAACAATGTTCTTACGTATAAATTATGAGAAAAGTATTTTCAGGACAGCTAAATGTAGACTCACACCCTAAATTTCTACCGGAAGGGGATTATACTGGTGCGAAAAACATATTTATTAACACCTCAAAAGGGGGTAATAGCGGTCTTGTGCGAAAATATCCGGGATTTGATAGAATCGGAGAGATTCAAGAACAAATAACGGTAGGAACGGTAGAGGATAAAGCCAACAGTAAAGTTTACTATTTTAACAGAGACGTAGTAGATCAAATTTGGGTTTACGATTTGATTTCAGATGAAAAAAGTCTGCTATTAGAGCATGATTTTAAATTTGGCGATTGGGTTAATGGCGGTGTAATTGCCAATCTCCTTTATTTTACCGATAATAAGAATGAGATTCGGGCAATTGACACAAATAGGACATACACTTCTATTATTGAGCAAGACATTACCTTAATTAAACCTGCCCCTTCTTTCTCATTAATAGCAACAGAAGTAAAGGAGCCTATAGACTACTCAAATCTTTCAGGTAAGGGGTATTACTTCTCATACAGATACATTTACCTAAATAATCAAACAAGCGTAATAGCCCCATATTCTAAGGCTGTATACTGCCCTAAAGAATCACCCTACATTACAAGTATAGATTTAATAAAAGACACTAGAGAAATAACCCCTTTTTACGTTCAGAAAGTAGAGATTTTAGCGAGAAGTAATGAGGAACTGACATGGAGAGTATTTAGATCAGTCACTAAAGAAAGTTTTGGATCAGACACCTATTCATTTAATGGGTTAAAGGGTAGGGGAATAAGCGATAGGGAATCAGGTAAGCCATTTGAGAATATACCACATAGAGCAAAATCACTTACAGTAGCCCAAGACAGGGTTTTTGTAGCGCACAATACAGAGGGGTATGACCAGTACGAAGTTCCAAATTTAAAGGTTACTTCAAGCATTGAAGATGTCACCCCTGATCCTGAATTTCTTCAAGTATGGAAATGGAAAGGAGATATTTCATCACAAGAAGGAACAGAAGGTTTTCCTATTCTATTTAGAACTGTTACCTATAAGTATTATGTTAAAAGAGGTCTTTACTACTATTTTCTTACTAACGGAGATATAACTGAATATGTAAATGGGGTAGTAGATAGCTTTACGCCCACAAACTACACTGGCAACGAAACAGATTTAAACGCAAATCAAGTTGACTCATTAACTATACATGATTTAGCTTATTTAAACTATACAGATGAAGAAAACTATGATATCGGTGATATTGACCGTGCTGTTCCAGAACACTTCTTATTATTAACGTTAAGCTATATATTCTCGGTTGGAGAAAGAAAATTTAAAGTAAGGTCACAATATCAAATAGGTATTGTATTCTACGATAAATATTTGAGAAATCAGGGAGTATATACTAACCAAAACTGTATTAAAACAATTACTGATGATTTCAGGAATAGTGAGATACAATATCTTAGATGGGAAGTAGGGGAAAGTGACCCGATTCCTGAATGGGCTGAAACTTTTCAAATTGTAAGAACTGATAACCTTTCTGTAATTAATTTCTTACAGGGAAGAACATCTGATGCTTATTGGATTTATAAAGAAAGCTCAGTAGAAAAATACTCAAGACTTTACTTGCCGGAAGCAGAATTTATAGAGATTGACATATCTGGAAGTATAAAGTCAGGTCTTAGGTATAATTTTACTGATGGAGATTTAATAGATATTGAGACTCCTGAAGGTATATTGACTTTCAATATCTTGTCTTCTGTTGGTTCAAAGGTAAGAATTGAAGCCATAAACAACGTATACTTTCAAGGAGGCATGGAGCCATACCCTAAAAGACTGTATTACCAAATTTATAGGAGAAGAACAGAACAACCATCGGCAATAGTAAACGGACAAGAGGTAAGTGGAAACATCTTCTACGAGGTATCGGAAGAATTTAAAATACTTAATCCATTCACACCGGATAGGGCATTTGAAATTACATCTGGATTTTTAGATGGAGATGTAACTGTAATAGAAACAGAAACATACGATTATCCAGATGATAGAGAAGTAGTATCAGGAGAATTTTCTTCGAATGAACTAGATCCGGAACCAATAACAATAGCAATTGAAGCAACTAATATAGATAATTCAGAATGGATAAAGGACTTAGGAAGACCGAATATTGTATTAGGAATAGGAGAAGTAGAAAAAAAGAACTTCATAAGGTTTTCAAACAAATTTATTCAAGGGACAAACATCAACGGAACATCAAGCTTCGATTATGGAGACGAAAGTCAAGTACCTATTGAGAATGGGCCAATAAGTATTATAAAACAGATATCTAAAGCAAGTGGTGAAGGAGAAATACTTTTAGCCGTATGTGAACAGGAAGCGTTATCTATATATGTGAATGAAAGGATAATATTTGATAATACAGGCTTAGAGGTATTAGGGCAATCATCTGATGTAATCGGTACAATTAATTCACTTAAAGGTGGGTATGGAACTAAACACCCTTGGACTTTCCAGACACACAGAGGTAGAGCATGGTGGTGGGATCAGAATTCAAAGAAAGTAGCTAGATATGATGCTAACGGGGTAAGGCCAATAAGTGATATAGGTAATAAGTCTTTCTTTTTTACTCAGAACAATCCTTTGACTTGCTATGATCCTTGGCATGACATGTTATTTGTTGGTTTTACTAATAATTCTTTAGGATTCAATGAAGAGTCTAATCAATGGAGAGGAAGTTATGAATTTGTGCCGGAATCATCTGCTATCATTGATGAATACATGATTACATTTAATCAGGGAACACCTTATAAATCTAACAGCGATAACTTTGCCTATTATGAAGCAAGTTATGATGCTCAGATATCTTTTCCTGCCGTATATCCTTCAAAGACAATTCTTAACAACATTTCATTATACATGCCTGAAACCACGTATGAATGGGAATTTAGTAAGCAAAAGATAAGAGAAGATTTATTCGTTACAATAACGAATGCAGAAGGGCAAATGACTACTTTAGAGAAAGAAGACTTCGATGTTTTCGAGTCAGTAGCGTACGCCCACATCATGAGAGATCAAAACTCAGAGGGTGGTTTATTAAATGGTTATGAAATACGGTCTGATATTCATAACTTTATGGTAGTTTTTAAGACAGGAATTGAGTATATTAATATCAACGAAACACTTAGCCTAGGACAGAAATGAAATATTTAATCTTAATTGCGTACATAGTCTTTTTTGGGGTACTTCCAGAACTTATTGGATACGACTATCATATAGCCTTCGTTGGAAGCCTTATTTCCGCTATCGGATCAAGTAAAGACGCTAAAAGACTTCAAGGCAGGGCAGACTCTATTAATGCAGTTCGGCCAGATTACGACATACCGCCCGAGGTTAGGACGTATCTTGAAAATGCTCAAAACATGGCTCAAGGAGATTCACCGGGATACTCAAGATCAATAGATCAAGCTTATGGAACCACGGCAAATACGGTAGACACATCAAGAAGCATTGGGTCAGGATCAGCTATGCTACAGGCAATTGCTCAAGGTGGTGTCAATCAGAATAGAAATTTTAACGACATAAATGCTCAGAACCAACAATTTAAACAAAATCAATTTGGTTCTTTTCAGGAAGCACTTATGAAAATGTCTGGTTATAAAGATCAGCAGTTTGACGCAAATGAAATGCAACCGTATCTACAGAAAGAATCTGACAAGAGGCAGTTTGAAGCGGCTGCAATGAGTCAAAAACAAGCATCAAGGGATTCATGGGCAGCATTTGGTGATGGTGTTGTAAATATCGGAATGGCCGCTTTAGGCGCACCAACGGGAGCAGGTGGTATATCTACTTTTGCTAAGCTATTTCAAGGTAAAGGGGGAGGTACTTCAAATGTAGCAACCACTCCCCAAAAACCTGTATTTAACACAGTACCAAACAGACCATTAGTATAATGGCTATATCAAATAAGATTTTTGACGCACCTGTAGGAGAAACCTATGACCCATCTTCCCAGATACGAGAAAACCTCTCTGGACTTGGAAAGAGTGTTTCAGGTGTAATTACGAATGAGTCTAATAGGCTACAGAAAGAGCAATCCAATTTTGCTGAAATGTATGCTAATCTTGGAGAGATAGATGCGGAACTTCAAGAAAGTTATGCAGGTATTAATCAAGAGATGCTTACATCCGCAACCGATTGGTTAAAAGAGCAGTATAAAGCAGGAGTAAACTCTAACGATCCTGAATTTATCCAAGGATTTTCAAAAAGAATCAGTAGTCTAAAAGCAGGAATGGGGAATGCTGATAGAAAAAGAGAAGGCGTAACAAATGCGGCTGAATACATAAAGAATGATAATAGTATATCTGATAAAACAGGAGCGTTAAGTTATGTATATAATTTATCCAACAACCCTGACTATTTAATAAGTAAAAACGATATAAGTTTATTCAATGAGGTAAAAGATAAATTTAGAGTGCCAAAGCTGGTATCTGATGATTTTTTAAGCACAATACCTAGTGATGGAACAGAAGAGTCTACATTTATAGGAAGAAATGGCGACTTAATGAAGCGTACAATTACCTATAATAGGTTTATACCTAGAGATAATCCTTTACTACCTGATGGGTCGCCAAATGTACAGGTATCACTAGGTGATGCTAAAGAATTAATGGAGGGTAAATTTGGCCAAGGGATACTTGATTTAGCCTCAAAAACACGTAAGGATAGATACCCAAACTTACCTGTAGATGTAGGGTATCAAAAATCTATGACAGACCTTATAAAGCTATCCGCTGGTAATAATGTTCAAACAACAGTATTAAAAAGCAAAAATCAATTAGATAGAGAAGAAAAATCTCAAAATCAGAATCAACAAAGGATTAATATAGCAGCAGAAAGCGTAAGATCAAGAGAGAAAAGATTATCCAATAGTGGAGTTGATCCACAAGAAGAGGAAAAAAGATTCGAGAAGTTTAAGGCAGATTATGATTCCGGTAAAGGGATAATATTAGCAGACTATGTAAAGGTTGGTGGTGATATTAAAGAAATGGAGTGGTCTAAAAACCCAAATAAAGAAGCATTGTCTAGTTTTGAAAACTGGAAAAAATTAAGTACTGAAGATAAAAACAATATCATCGAAACATACAACGTAAGTGAAGGCGGAATACCTAAAACTGATTCCTATTTATTTGGATTAATAGGCAACAATAAAGACCTTAATTCAAAGAAAACATACGATTTAGTAAAATCTATAACAGATACTTATGATATTCCTGAAATAAACGGAATAACTTTTAAAGTTAAGAATGGTTCAGGATCGAACTTAGAATGGCCTACTGAGAAAATAAAGATAGAAAGCGAAGACGACCTTAAAGCAGCATTCAAACAACTTGAAAATACTAGGGTATCAGGACAATCTACAACACCTATAGCAGAAGTTCCTGAAGGAGAAACAGTGAGTAATAAACAACCTATAAAAGCATCTGATAGGGTAAACAAATTACCATAAAATAAATGGAAGAACAAGATCAATTAATAGTTGACATGTACAAGAAATATGCTGATAAAGATATTTCTCAATCTGATATTTCTACTGTAAAAGAACTTTATGGTGATGATTTTGACTCAATGATTAATGATATATACACAAAATATAAAGGTGAGTCATTAAAGTCGGATGATATTAAAAAAATAAGAGGGTTATATAATTTGTCAGACAATAGCAACCAACCTCAAACGGATATTAAAGAACCGGATGTTATTGCACCTGAACCAATAAACCCTGAGAGTCAAGTAACAAACCCATTCCTTTCAGGAGAAGTAAGTCAGCAAGCACAACCTAGAGTAGAAGAACAGCCATTATACGACTACCAAGGAGAGCAGATTGACCGTAATCAGGCAATGGATGTTATCTCAAATGCAAGTGACGTAGATCAATTAAGTGGGCTAAACGTAACTAATGATCCTGAAATATTGGATGGAATGAAACGTAGGCTTGCTGAATTCAATGGTGAGACTACAGAGATAGACCCAACAGGTACAATAGATCCGACAAAACCAGAAAAAGGATTTTGGGAAAACTGGACGGATGCTATCTATGCTGAGACACCAGCGATGATTGGTAATATTTCAAAAGGAATCTCTGAAATAGTTGAGGTTGGCGCAACAGCCCCATCAAGGGGATTTGGCAGCTTTGAAAATTACGCAAAACTAAAAAGAAATCAAGCAGAGGGTGAAATCGGATCATTAACCCCTAACGTAGATCGTTTTTCCTCAGAGATGACCCAAACAGCAAAAAAAATAAGAGAGGAAAGAGAAGTTGATACGGAATCATGGGGATACCTTGTAGGCTCACTGGTACCGCAAACAGCAGGAATTGCAACGGCAATCGGGGTTGGTGCAGTTAATCCGGTAGCCGGAGCAGCAATAGGTTACGGAAATGCCGCAGCCCTTGGATCAATGGCTATTGGTGCGGCATCAAATGAGTATGATGAATACATATCCGAAACTAACAATAAATTTGACCCTAATGCAAAACTAGGAGCAATGATGCTTTCTTTTGCAGCAGAGACAGGATCAGAGGCTATTCCAGTTGCAAAATTAGTTCCACCAGCACTAAGAGGAAAATTAGCAAAAGTAACATTAGGGAATATAGATAATATTTCCAAAACTGGTAAACAACTCTTGCAGGAATTTGCTAAATCTTCTACCAACAGGGCTAGAATGGTGAAAGAGTTGCTTGAAAGTATTGGGACAGGAATTGTAACAGAAGGGCCAACAGAAGGAGTTGCAGAAGTAGGTAATGAATTTGCTACATGGCTTTATAAAGAGAAAAAAGATAGGTCAACATGGGGTGAATTACTAACTAGGACAGTAACCTCAATAGCAGCAGGCTCTTTAATGGGGGGATTCTTAGGGCCATTGTCTTATGGTGCCAAAAAAGTTTCTAATAATAAAAGAAGAGAAAAGGCAGGGAAAATTGTCCTTGCACAGAATATTAAGAGTGGCGAAACATTAGAGATTACTGGTAATATTAAAGGGAAAACAAAACCAAACGAAGGAGAACTTATTTACCAAGCCATTCGGCCAAATGGAAAACCTATTGAGGTTTCAAAGAGTGAAATAGGTGAAGTTGTGGAAATGCCATTAGATGATTTCAAGGGCATTTTAAAGGGTAAACTAATAGGAGGCCAAGCGCAGGAAGCAAAGATATCCCAAGACATTATCGAACAATCTGACCCAGCACAGGAAGACCCAATTGCACCATTTGACCCTGAAAACCCTATCCAAATAGGGGAGACAATTAACATGGGATCCAGTGAATGGGTAGTTACTGGAGTTGATACCGAAGCCGGAACCGTTCAAATAGAAGGGCAAACAGGTAGTAATAATGGAGTAGTTGAAAGTTTATCATTAGACAATTTTCAGGAATTAAGAAAGCCAAATATTAGTTCTGTAATTTTATCAGACGGGACACAAGAACGTGAATTTATTGAAAACCCTGACGGGACACTTGAATCAGTAGAGGAAGGAATGAGTGAAGCAGAGGCAAATGCTATGGCTACTACCCTATCTGAAAAATACCCGAACTTAGAGTTTTCGCCAACTGACAATACTAATCAGTCAGATCCTTACGCTGAAACTGATTTCACGGTAAACGCAAAGCCTAAAGAAGCTGTCAAGAAAGATGTAATCCCTTCATTAGAAGAGGGGTTAAAGAAAAAAGTAGAGGAATCACCACAAGAACCCACAGTAGATGAACCAAGCATTGATCAACAGCTTGAAGATGTAACCAATGGAGATGTGGTTTCATTTACTTATAAAAATGAATTAGAAGTTCCAGATGTTTTTAAAGATAAAATATCAAGCAAAGGAGATGGATATGTAAGAGTTACAATAGCTAAATCATTAGCAGAATATGAACTTAGTAAAACAAAACCAGCCATTAAACCCACAGATGTACAAGAACAACCAACAGTCCCAGAACCTACAGGAAAGGAACAGCCTGTTAATGAAGATGGTGGACAAGAACCCAGTGTTGAAGCATCTGGTGAAGATGTTCCGGTAGTTGAAGAAAAAATAGACGAACCCTTACAGAAGGGATTAGATGAATTAAGGGCAGAAGAACAAGCAGAACTAAAAGCGTTATTCCCTAATATTAAAGGAAAGATTAACGAAAATACTGTACCTGAAAAAGACAAGGGTAAGTACCAAGAAGTACACGATAGGTATGATAAACTAATTACACCATTAATAAAAGATACCCAACAGAAACCGCCAAATGATCCCGTTAAAGAAGGGAAGCCTGCCCCTATCAAGGAAGACACAGACAAAAGACCTAAAGTGGGCTTCACTCTATTTGGTGAGTTCATGGAAGGTAGACTTAATGAAGATGGTTCTGTAGAATCACCCGAAAGAGGCATGTATTTAGCTGGCATGGTTGATAACATTGTAGAGATCAACGATGAAACTAAATCAGAGGTCAAAATCAGGAAACAAAAAGACAAAGTATCAGGGTTATTAAAAGACCTAAAAGATCAGACTTTCAAAGACAATCAAGGAATAGCATTTGACTTTAAAAAGAAAGCAGAAGAAGATATTCAGTTTTTTAACACTATTAAAAACCTAGTAACGGAATACACTAAACTAAAAGGAATGCAGTTTAGTGAGGCAATAAAGAGAATCGAAGAGGTTTTAGGCGGTACTCTGTCAGGTAAAAACAGAGGCTTCATAAAAGATATATGGGATGAATCTAAAAAAGAATCAAAGCCGTTACCTATCAAGAAGCAGATAAAGGAATCCACTGAGGGAAAGCCATCAAAAGAAAAAAACTTCCTAACAAATGAATATCAAGAGTTTAAAAAAAATCTAAGAGAAAGAGCTAAAGTATTAAGGGAAGCTGAAATATCAACAAAAAGAAGGGTAGGGTTAGCTAAAAAGACGGAAAAGGAACGAGTAAAAAGACTTAAATCAAGCCTAGAAAAGTTCATTAAAATAAACTCAAATGAAATAAATAAACTAGGAGCAAAGCTAAATACCGCTATACTTAGAAAGGTAAATAACATACAATCAGAACTAGGACTTGAAAAAGCATTAGAATATATAGAAAAAGTTCTTAATAGTCAGGAATTAAGAAATGAAATAGCTGAAAAAGAATCTTTAATAGGTAAGATTAAAAAAGAAGCAAACCCTAAAAATCAAGAAACAAGACAATCCGGAATTAAACCATCAAAAAGAAAGCAAACGGCAGATGGTATATCTGTTTTAAAAAAAATATATTTAGCATTAAAATTAGATAGGATTACAGGCGAAGGAAGAATACAAGTTCTTCAGAAAGAATTACAAAATACGGATCTAGATTCTCAAGAAAGGTTTGACAAAGAGGCTGAAATATATGCGTTAAACTTCTCAGGATTAGAAGAAATGAGTAATCAGCAGATTAAAGCTTTGCTTGACGAACTAAAAGAGATTAAGAAATCTGATAAAATTGACGCTCTTGAGGTGGTTAAAAAATGGAGAGATAAGATAGAAAATAACGTTGTAGAAGCGTCAAATGTTATTGATCCTGATAATAAAGTAAGTGACAAGGTTATAAAACCAAGCGAGTATAGGAAAAAAAGTGGAATAAGGTCAGCTTTTCTAGGGCAAGATAACTGGATCTGGTTAATGGATAAATTATCAAAGTTTGATAAATCATCAAACCCGTTAAGCAGTTTCTTAAATAAGAAGTTTGATAGAGAACTTGTAGCAAAACCGAATAGAGAAGAACAAAAAAGTAGGAAAGAGACAATAAAAGGAATACAAGATAAATTCTCAGAAATATTTGGCATTAAAAAGGCAAAGGGCAGAGAGAAAATTTTAACTGAAAACAGTATCCCTCAACCATTCACGTATACAGATATCAATGGTAATAAAATTGAGACTGAAATGAGTATGAACGCTATCTATAAGAGATGGATGGAAATGCAGGATGAAACTCTATTCCCAACCTTCACAAAGATGGGTATAGGAACGGATTATTTAAATAAAATTGAAGCAGCTATGACTCCTGAAATAAAACAATGGGCAGAGTGGCAGTTAAATGAGTTTTATCCAAAGTATGTAAAAGGGATAAACAAAGTATATAGAGAGGTATTTGGTATTGATATGCCAATGAATGAGAAATATTCACCAATAAGAAGAATAACAAATAGGGTACAGGATGATTCAGATATTACATTTGGTGGGTCAGTAGTATTAAACTCAGCAAACAATGGGTCTTTAAACCAAAGAGTAGGGAGTGTTCTCCCTTTACAAGAATTAGATGGAGACAAAGCACTTATTAACTACGTCTACCAGATGGAGTTTTTTAAAGCCCAATCCCTACCATTAAAAGAGCTATCACAGTCCCTTTTAGATCAACGGGTTTTAAAGAAAATAGAGGTATTGCATGGCCCTGAATATATAAAAGCTATAAAGAATCATATAAACTCATTTTATAGAAAGCAAGACAATCAAAGCATTATTGAAGAATGGATGGCTGATTTTAGGAAAACATTTACAGTTAGTACGTTAGCTGTAAACCCAGTTTCTTTGATTAAGCAATTTACATCAATACCAGCCTATGCTAATTGGATACCAACAACAGAGTGGGTTAAAAGGTCAGCTAAATTCTGGTCAAACCCATACAAAAAATCATTGTTTTTATACGATAACAGTGAGTGGGTACAGTTAAGGTTAGATTCAGGAGGATTTGATAGAGATGCAGCAGCAGCTATGTCTAAAGATTGGAAACAATCGTTGTCTGGTAAATCTAAACTCAGTAATGACTTAATGTTTATGACCAAATGGGGTGATTCAGGTGCTATATTTATTGGTGGGTATGCTATTTATGATTACCATTATAATCAAGCTATTAAAGAAAATATGTCGCCAGTAAAAGCGAAAGATTTTGCTATAAGCAAGTTTGAAGAAGCATCGGAATACACTCAGCAAGCAACCGATACTCAAAACTTGAATCTATATCAAAAAGGATCAGAATTTTATAAGGTAGCTACTATGTATAAAACATCGCCTATAGCCTATCATGCTTTAGCTATGGGAGCAATAAGAAACTTATCAAAAGGTAGAGGGACTGCTAGAAGTCAAATTAAACAGTTTGCTATATTTCACGTAGGATTACCAGTTCTATTTCAATGGGCTAGTACAGGATTTAGAATACCAGATTCTGAAGATGATGAAGATTTTTGGTTTGATATAGGTAGAGCAGCGATTTTTGGAAATATTAATGCTGTATTTATGGCTGGTGACTTTGCAGAATACTCATGGAAAAAACTAGTAGAGGGCAAACCTTTTGATTATGTGACAAACACAGTAATAGACTCTTTGTTTAACGACTTATATAAAACAGGGGAAGAAGTATTTGATGTAATAGAAGACTTTTCATTAGAAGAGATTATGGAAGCATTAGACCAAATACTTAGAACATCTTCTCGATTTGTCCCTGCATTATCATGGTATAACCAAACATCAAGAATAACCAAAGGTGCAATAGAGACGGCTAAAGGAGAAACGGAATTCCCTGTACAGAGAGCATTAGGATGGAGCGATTGGGCATTAGGTGAAAACCCTTACTCAAATAGGCAAAAAAACAAGCTTCTTGAGTATACGATAGGTAAGGATTATAAGAAAAAGAAAAAGAAAAGTGTTGATGGGAGCAATGAGATTTACGATATAAATTTCAACGATGTAAATTCATTTAACAAAGGAACCAAAAAAGAATGAGAGAGATAGATTACAGAGAGGTAGATTACATAGTAATCCACTGTACAGGTGCAAGTCAAAAACAGTCTGTAGAATCAATTTTAAGATACTGGAGGGAAGTAAAAGAATGGATAGAGTATGGGTACCATAGAATAATAAAACCAAATGGAGAAATAAAAAAGTTGGCGTCATTCGATAGAATTACTAATGGGGTGAGAGGTTATAATCATAATTCAATACATATCTGTTACATTGGAGGGCAAAATGTAGATGATAGAACTGAGCAACAGAAGGCTTCTATTTTAATATGTATTAAGGAGGCTTTGGAATATGTTAAATGTACTAAAAACACTAAAGTTATCATACAGGGACACAGAGACTTTGATGGTGTTAGAAAAGAGTGTCCACAATTTTCAGCAAAGGAGGAATACTCATGGATAACCGCTTAATATTTGGGATAATAGGAATAGCCGTAGGAATATTTATAATGAAAATGTTCTTTTGGCCAGAAATAACTGTAATAGAAAAGGAGACAATTGTAATTGATTCTACCTATGTAGAGTATAAAGAACGATATGAGTCACTTGAAAAGAACAGAATTAGCTTATCGGACTCCATTGAGTTCTACAAGGATCTATACGACATCCCGGCAAATGTAATAATACGGCATGATACAGTATTTAAATACAAGCCATTTGAGGCACCACTAAGACGTTTTAAAGGTTCTCAGCCGTTCTTGTATGGAAACACTACCTATAACGCTGTAGTAGCAGGGGAATTAATTAATATAGCTATAGAAAATGATTTCAAGATACCTCACATTACTAATACAATCACAAAAGAGACTACAAAAATAATCCACCCAAGAGGTTTATACTTAGGTGGATCACTTTCAGATAATATTGACTTCTCAGCAGGGGCTTCTTATCTTGACAATAAATGGTTATTTGATTACAACTATAACGTCATGATGAAGGCTCATTTAATTGGTGTTAAAAGGAAGGTTTTTTAATAGATAAAAGTATTTTACCATTTTCCTTATGAAAAATATTTAACCCATCCTTTTTAATTGAATGCTCATGATGAAGTCTTTTTAATACACGTTCAAGTAAATGTTTATTACGTGTTATAGGTAATTCATAACCATGATCCTCAATAATTACTTCATACCCTTTAAACAACAATTGTATAGCATTATCAGTACAGCGAGTAGTGTTTCCATCTCTTCTTGTTTGGGTCAAATAACATCCAATCCCATCAAGACAGTTTTTAGTTTCGTAAAAAAAGTATCCCTTATGTATATTTCCTAATATGGTGTAATTTTCTGATTCAAAACGAGAATTTAAGTAAAAAGAGGGGGCTGGGAGTCCTTCTCCTGTTACTCGTTCTGCGACAATTGTAGCACCATCCCATTTCAATAAATATATTACAGATCTAGTAACCTCATGTACTCTGTAAGGATACCAAAGAGAAAACTCTACTCTGTCTTCATCAACAAGTAAATCATTATAAAGTAAATCATCATCATAATTTGTTACTTCTAATGAGATATAATCACCTACTCTCATTAGATCACCTTTCTTATCCCTAAGTGATGTTACAAACATTTTGTTTGTTCTATTTTTCATGTTTTTTTATTTAAATTGACTTATTTATCCAATCCATATCGCTCATATAGTATATGGTTACTCCTTCATGATTAACAGCATTAAAGCCTTGACATATCTTATTCTTGTCTATAAAAAAGTCATCTTCTTGCGTATAATCAATATTAACCAATTCAGAATCTATTTTCATACATAACGTATTACTGCATATTATTGTAATACTATCTTCTCCTTTAAATGCCTCTGCAATTCTTTTAATATTTTCCATATTTAAATATTTAAGCTTTTCTTTTCCTGAAAGTGAACACATAATTAAAGAAAGATCCCTTTGGCTTAATCTTACTCCTAAGTGTCCAATCTTTAATCTTCAATACATAGCCAAACCAAGCTATAAAAAGGTTCTCTATATTAAACCGTATCATTAGTGTACCAAATCTATAAGTAGTTGTAGGTGCTATTTTTGGGCCTTTAATAAGCCTATATCCAAACCAATACTTTTTCCACTCTTTAATTTCTTCAAAGGCATCTAATACACCCATCTCCTTTAATTTGTCCTCAGCCCTTCCTTTCTTTATCAGAATATTTTTATATTCTTTTTTGGCTTCTTTGTTTACTGATCTTCTTTGTTTTCTATTCATATTAATTCTTCATTCCAGCTATTGCTTCAGGTGTAAATCTCATTTTCTTTTCAGCTACATTTTGGAGGTCAGAATCACCATTGTAGAATCTATTTTTAGTCTCTTTAAGTGCCTCTGATACCTTCATATATTCTTCCATTGTAATTTTTTTTGCATTTGTCGCTGCTACAAGGTCTTTATCATTCTTAACGTTGCTTATTCCAGTAAGTAATATAGTAGAATATTCTAAGAATAGACTTTCAAATACACATATATTAGCCCAATCCAAATCCCCTTGATACATTAAGAACTCTAAAATCATCTTAACCACTTTATCGAAAGTTTTTTTAAGTGGATTTTCAGAATCTTCACCTGGTTCTACAGTCATAAGTGTAAGGCATTCAGCCATCCCACCTTCAAGTCCTGATTCTTTTACTGCTTCTTCCCTACGTTTTTTTAAATCAGAAGTATATTTCTTAACTAAGGGACTATCTTTCTGGTACATGAATAGAATATACAGTAGTATTTCATTGAAGTCCTTATTTGGAGGGAATTCTTTGAATGACTTAATGTTCTCAATTCTCTTATCACATAGCCTGAAATCTTTAAAGTCACATTCTATATTGAAAATCCACTTATGATCTTTTAAGTATGTCGCTAATTCCATTTTTTTTAAAATAAGGGGTAACTATTATTCGGGTCACGTTCTTTAATAAAATTCTCGCACCAAGGGACTATTACCCCATTATAAAATTCTGATATACGCCCAAGATCTTCTCCAAAAATCTCTGTTTCAGTAAAGTACAACCTACCTTCCCATACACCTCTCCATGTATATGACCCATCTAATGTCTTTACACATTTATTTTCATCAAAGTTTTCAATTACTTCGTGTGTTACTTTAGTTAAATAACCAATTCCATGATCACCTGATGGGACTTTTATATATTCCTCTATAGGGAAAACTTTAAACTCTAACCATGTCTTAGAGGTGTCTATATGAGCAATATAATCAGCGTTTCTTATTTCTATTAATTCCATTTGTCTTTATTTGTAAAGTGCCAATCTGCTTCGCACAATGAGTCAAAGCATTTATTTATATTCTTTTCTATCCAATCCATAGGAACCTGTTCTATTTTTGGCAACTGCCATAGTTTATTAAGAGGGTAAGCGTCTTCAAGATACATCATCCTTAACTTTTTCTCAACGCTATTATCAGAATTAAACCTAGCACCTCTTTTCATTTCAGGAGGATAAGGAGTAATGTAATTTACTCGCTTATCCTGTATGTATTTACGTATGCTTACCACTTAATACCTACCTATAGAATATAGTATTTCTTTTAAGGCCCAGTATTCAGGGTTAAAGAGTCCGTTAATTATGTTACTTATATTAGTGAGTGACATAAGTAATAATACAAACCAAACAACAAACACTACAATCATTTGTAGTGTTATTTCTGCATATTGATCATCTTTTAACATTTTTTTATAAATATTAAAAATAATTATCCCCCCGATTATTGTCATTATAAGAAATATTAAATCTTCTATTGCGCTAATCGAAGCTTGTCTAAGTAATAAACTCCATAAATACTCTGTTGTTGTCCCTAATTTTTGGGATAATTGATCCAGTAATGATGTTAAGTTTTCCATTTTATTATTTTTTAATTCTAATCTAAATATTTACCAATTATATCCCTTGGTGGTATAGGGAACATGTCTCTACCTTCTATCTTATAAAATTGGTCACTACTTTGCCTCATAATTACCACATCTCCGGCTTCAATCCCTAATGTGTTATTGTCACAATATAGAACCCTTGTTAACTTCTTACTATGCTTAATATCTATTTTCTCAACAAGACCTGATTTACTCAATATGACATTCATTTCTTTACCTGCCACCTCTATTTTTTCTGCATTTTCAGGATAGGCAGGGACAGTTAATATAAACTCTCCATAAGTGTGTATTTTACCATCACGAACATAGCAGAAGACTTTATCAGCACTTACAAATAGAGTCTCACCTACCATGTTATCTTCATCTGCCTCTAAGTAGTGAAAATATATAACATCACCTTTCTCTAATTTTTCATGATTATCAGAAATAGGGTTCTCTATCACTTCTCCTTTCAATATAAGCTTCCACTCAGGCTTGAATTCTTTGGAGTCATGTAATTGTAGCGTACCATGTATGAGTTTATCATCCTGTAACTTCGGGTACTTAATCTTGAACTTGTGAATTGATTTCATTTATTTTTCTTTTAATTTGTTCGTCAATATCGGAATTTTTAACCATTTCCATGAACTCTTGCACCCATAACTTACCTTCTAATATTGAAAATAGGAATTCGTAAGGGAATTGCTCCGGTGTTTTTATTTGGTTAATAGTTAATTTAACTGATTCAAGCAATTTTTCTTTAGTCATGTCAATTGATTCTGTTTCATCTGCTCTAATTGGGAAAGGCTCATTTTTAAAGACAATTAGAACATTTCCATGATCTGCTATTACGTTTACTATGTCGCCTTTATAGCATAACGTTAATACCTGTTTCTTTTTGTCTTTCGAATCGCACTGAATGTTAGATTTAACCAGCATTATATGTTAGTTTGAAGTTTATCCATTTGTTGTATTTAATGCTACTTCGGTGCAAATTCCATTAGCGCAATCAGCGAACCCGTAAAACTTCCCCAATTTTCTTGGTATGAAATCATAGGATTGTCAGTTTTTATTTTACCAAGTTCAGCGTATGAATGTTTAATAAGTTTTACATTTAACTTATCTTCAACTACTGCACTATATTTCTCAAATAAAGTCCCTCTTTCTCCGTTTGATAAATTTGATAAACTTTTGTAAAATTCTGTGTTTTTAATTTCTTCTGGTTTCATAATTGTAATTTTTAAAAGTCAGTAATACTGTATTTAGTTTTATATGTTACTTATGTGGTTTACCCATTTGTTGTAAAACATTATCTAATTTTAAATCCTGCCCAACCTTTGTTCCATAGATTTTTTTTAAAAGAAAACATATAGTCCGTGTTTTCTTCCAGTATTTTAGCCACATCAAAAGCCACTATATTTGCAACTTCAATCTCCTTGTTTTCTTTTAAAAAGCGTAGAGCATCATTGCCATCTTTCGGTCTATAACGTTTCACAACAACGTTTATACCAAATAGCTCTACTTGTTCTTTAATCGTTTCTTTAGTCATTTTTATAATTTTTATCCATTAATGTTACTTATGAAGGTGTTGTATTTAGTTTCAAGATGTGAGTTATCTAAATCTACATACCTCTTGAATGACTTAGAATCCATTGAGTGACCTGAAAATGATTTTACCTCAGTCTCAGTCATTCCGTTCTGTAGCATTCCAGTGATTGCAGAAGCTCTTAACCTGTGAAGTCCCATGAGTTCCCATTCTTGATTCTTGACAAAAAACTTCTCACTACCCACCTCACGTTCACGGATTACATCTCTAGTGAACCCTGATAGCTTAAAGATAGTCTTCACCTCTTTTAAGAGCGTGGTGTAAGGTATTCTAGGAAGTAGGTTGATTTGCCCGAAGTTAAACAATGGACTTAAAGGTATTTTGATAAGCTTACCACCTGTCTTTTTTGGAATGTAGACCAAGTGATCATTAATAATATTCCTCTCTCTTGTCCATGATTTCATATCCGAATACCTAGCACCAGTAAAAGCGGCAGTCTTGATGTACTCAAAGGCTTTACGCTGTATATCTGAGTTCGGGGCAAATGATCTCACCATACGTATTACCCTAGAATATTCAGGGACTATCATTTGGTGTGTATCAGGTAGCTTAGACCAAGCGGAACCCTTCAATGGTACGTTTGTATCATATAAGTCAGAAGCCTTGTTAATTGCCCATTTTAGGCATGATATGTAAGCGTTCTCTGTGATTGATTCATTACCGTTGTCTCTCAAGGTAATTCTAATCCGGCTAACCCATGAGTCTACCTCTTTTCTACTGACTGTATCTATCTCAAAGTCTTCCATTATTCCAAGGAGTCCTTTAAGAATCACATTGTAGCAGTAGATTGTTTTATCGGAATACTTGGTACCATTATTTTTGATCAGATCGTTATTTACAAGGCTCCTTCGAATATCATTTATGGTTTTTTTGATTTTCATAGCGTTTCAATTTCAGTATTTAATCATTTAATTCGCTTACTATTTGATCCACTCTTTTGTGATTTTCCCTTTTCATGATTTTATTGTTTATAATGAACTTAAATATTTCCTACCTATAATTACCCTTTCTCCAAGTTGATCAATAAATGAATCGTCCTTATTTGATTCAAACATTACAACCCTTTCTGATTCCGGTATATCAAAATTCCATTCAGTATTATCCCAATTAAATAAAGGGTAGTCTTTATCAAATTTAGCCTTATCAAAAATCATCTTCTTTTCAATCTCTTTACATATCCCTACATAAATATAATCTTCTAAGTCAGGTTGACCTAGTGCATAAAAGAATTTTTGCTTCTCATTGTAAACCATTTGCTCTGTAGCATTTACTAAACAATAAGCAGTCACCCATTTATTACATCCCCATAGGTTCATGTAAACCTGATTCTGTGATTCATAAACAAAATCAAGTGGATCATCTGCAAATGGGAATGTAGCTAACTCCCAAGAAGATTTTACGTCAACGCCATAATCTAAAGCTTTTGGTGGTAAGTCAGGAAGTCCAGTAAATAACTCATTTTCCCTTCTTTCCTCATTCTTAAATAAAGGTATATTTAAGAAATTTGATAACAAAGTAATACTTTCATCTTCCTGTAATAGTCCTTTCTGTAAATACTTATTTGTAAACAGGAAAATACGGTCATACTTTATTTCTCTATGCTCCTTTCTTAAAAAGGAAGTAATAGTCCTAGGTAATTCTCTATTGGTTTTCTTTTTAGTTAGATCATTATATAATCCCTCTTGCCTTGATGTAAGTAACTTACCAATAGCCATTTTATCAATATACCCCTGTAACTCACTTTCTTGGTTATCAGATATCCCTATTTTACCAGTCATCATTTTAGATGATTGAGAAGCCCTACATAGCCATTTGCTGAAATCTATCATTCCCCTCCTAATTTTATCCACTTGGCTTTCCACGCAAGTTCGGTTTCAGGTGTTAAGTTATCTTTAAGCATTTCAAGATCATCTAAGGTTTCGGCTTTCTCTATGAAAGAAGATACCCTTTCAGATTCTTCATCTTTTTGTGATGGCTTATTACGCTTTGGCCTAAAAGTTTGCTCTACAGTAGTGTCTCCGTCCTTAATAGCTTGAGCAACACCTATAAGCGTTACTAAGTCGTCTTTGTCAATATTATCCTTTTTAGGCTTACCCATTAAGGTTAATAACTCTTGCTCAGTAACGCTTAACTTGTCTGAAAACATAGAGAAAACATCATCTCTACGTTTAATCATCTTTGCCTCGTCTGATATGTCTCCAGTGATTAAGGCTTTGGCTGCATTGTAGACCTTATCAACAATTGATTTTGGAACTACTGATAATATAGCATTTCTCATTGCGATGGCATTTGCTGCGTTACCCGTTACAGTTATCATATCATCATTCATCCTTCCTTTTTTGGTCATGATAGACCTCTTTACTTCAATCTTAATCGCTAAGTTATTCTCAAGATCAAATGCTACTGCCTGAGAAGTTATTGTGCCTGAATCAATTGATGAAATACTTGCTTCTACCCTCATATTTCCCCATGTCTGAGCGATAATCTTCGCCAAATGAACACTTGGTCCAGAAATAGTTTTACCACCTCTAGGAAGGGAATAGTTACAGGTCTGTGCTGTTTCTTCATCCATTGTTGCTGTAGCAATTGCATTGTTCAATGATCTCTTAATATCTCTAGGATATGCATGAGCAGTTGCTACTTGAGCATTTATAGCTCCCTCTTCTTTATTTATAGGGATAGTTGATTGCTCTACTGTTAATTCGTTTAAGTCTTCCATTTTTTTTTACTTATTTTAAGTTATCTATTTTTTTTAACCAACCTTCTACGATTACCGTTTTTAGGGTTACACAGGATTGCCAAGATTTACTCCCATTATGATATCGGCATGACTGAAAACCCACAAGCGGAACAAAGGCTATAGCAAAACCTAAGTTATCATCTAAGGTCGGTGGATTGTCTGCGGATTCTAATATGAATGTTAATTTATCTCCGTTTTTCATTTGTAATGTGATGTTTTAAGATTTTTAACAAATAATACCAAAGATTTACCGGATAATTCCTTGATTTTATGGGCTGATTCAGCGTCCGCACAAAGAACTTTACCGTGAAGACGTGATATATGATCTTCAAAAGATTCATCTGATAATTCATGTTTTGGGGAAAATAACTCTTTGATTACTTCCCTTCCGATAGATCTTACTTTCTTAACAGACCTACTAACAGCTATATAAGCTTTTAAGTCTCCCTTTTTTTTGTAATCAATTCTTGGAATTTTTACTGAAGTCATATTTCATAGATTTTAAAATTTCAACTTTATCCTGTTTCATTTGTACGAATAACTCCCTAAGAACCATCTTATGAAACTCTTCATTGTACATGTTTTTGTTTGTGACTTGACTTATTTCAATTCCTGCCAACTGTAAGTTCGAATAAAGCTCATGAGTGGTTATTTTAGCTCTTCTTGCAAACGTACAGTAACTATTGTAGTCACTATGTATTGCATAAATTAAGAGGTTATTTACCCTTGATCTTTCTCCGTACAGGAATTTGATTAATTTATGCAATACATAGTGACTACAATAGTTACTGTGTATTGCATAAATTAAGAGGTTATTTACCCTTGATCTTTCTCCGTACAGGAATTTGATTAATTTCTCCATAACGCTAAGTTTAATATCTCCAACTATAATAACAAATCCTATTATTTAAACAGTCAAGTTATTACATGAGTGGTATTTAATGCTATCTACGTATTCCAAAATCAGTTTTTCTAATCTTGCACATTCTTCCATCGTTTTTATGATGAAAAACAATTCCT